GTCGGTAATATTTAAGATCTGACCATCATCAATGACCAGATCTTGAGAAAGTGTATTAAAATATTGATCATCTCCGTGATGAACACCACCTAAATCAGTGAACCCTATCTCAGTTTCATAGTATTGTAAGGCTGTTCCTAGACCAACAGTGGCAAAACCAATCGTTGTTGATTTATTGACGTGCTGTTGTTGTGCAACAAAACCACCATAAGCAGTGAGTGTTGCAACTCCAGTAACATTAAAGTCACCTTTTAATGCACCAACAACATCTAACTTTGTATTTGCTGCTGCGAATGTTGTCCCAATACCAACTCCATTGGAGTTGATTGAGAAGTCTGAACCGTAACCAATACGAATAGTAGGCATCTATTTACTCCCCATCAAACTGTAATCTTATCAATGATCGTTGTGACTGTCGCAGATGATGCACTATTCATCGTAACCTTAACTTCTACGTTAGATCCGCTAATTGCACCACTTATACTTCCTAACATATCTCCAGTTGCGATTGCTGATTCCTCAACGACCGTCACAGTTGTGCCATCATGTATCAGTAAGTATTTACCTACTTGATATGAGGAACCTTGAGTTATCTGTATTCTCAGAGAGGCAGAACGGTAAGATGCATGTGCGAATGTTGTTATATTGGTAGCACTTGTTGATGAAACTGCGGTATCAATCTCTGTACCACCACCAAGGCCACCCCATGCACCATTTCCATACCCCTCATAACTGTTAAGATCGGTATTATATCTTATATCTCCATTAACAGGAGATCCATTTCTCTGTGCTGTTGTACCTACTGGAAGTTTAATTCCACCTGTTCCACTGAAATCTGCACCATCAGTTGTGGTCTCTAATCTTAGACTGTTATCGTAATAGAGTTCTACTGCACCATCATTAAGGAATTTTGCACAGTTTTCAGTTGAACCAGCATTTTTGATTTGTACTTGACTTGCATCAAGAATAAGAATTCCAGTTCCAGCATCTTTAATATATGAATTACTACCATCATGATAAATCTGTAAGTCGTCACCAGCACCAGCAGTGAACTTGCCGTTATCAGGAACTCTGACTTTACCATCAGAAGTTATACGAAGTCTTTCAGCAAAACTACCACCAGTTGTTTGAGTGGCAAATTGGATATAGGCATCATCTGCGGCAGACTCACGTTTTACAGAGATTTGTGCAACACTATCTGTATGATTTTCAAATAACAACTGACCAATAACACCATCATTGGTTCCTTGAGCGGGTTCTCTATTGAATGTGACATCTGCTTCTTTACTACTCGTACCTTGTAGTTCAAGAAGAGTTCCTGGAGTTGTGTTGATACCAACGCTACCACTAGAAGTTATACGAGCTGCTTCTGCATTGTTCGTAGAAAATGATATAAAGCCACTTTCTCTAAGGTAAAGTAATGCGTTATTGCCGTTCTGAATAATATTGAAACCATTAGACGCACCATTACTTCCAGTGGTACTATTAGTCAGTGATAAATGAGTTACTGTTGCAGAAGCGGAGTGAATTTCTAATGAAGTTCTGTCAGTTCCAAAATCAGAGGGTGATATTCCAAGACCCATCCTACCAGCAGAATCTATCCTAACTCTCTCACTACCATCAGTGTAAACTGTAAATGTATCATTGGCAGGGAATCCAAATGATGAGTTAAGGTCTCCAGTATGGAAGACAGAACTTGCAATAGAAACATTATTTGTTACCGTTAAGTCATTTCCAATGGTGACATCATTAGGAAGTCCAACTGTGAGTGTTTGACCTGAACTTGATGTCTCAATCTCATTTGTTGTACCAGCAATGGTAAACGTTTGACTATCAAGGTCAACACTTTGAGCACCACCACTATCACCTTGGAAATCTAAATCAGATGCTGTTACTTGAGCATCAACATATGCCTTAATTGATTGCTGAGTAGCCAGTGCAGCTGCACTGTTGGATGCCATATTATCTTCATCAAGTATGGTAGTGATACCAACTAAGGATTGTCCTGCAAGTTGAGTACCAACTCGAAGATCGGTGATTGTATGAATACCAGTAGTGACCTGACCGCCACCAACATAAAGGTTCTTAGCAACTCCTACACCACCGGCAAACTGAGCTGCGCCAGTAGTAGAACTTGAAGATTGAGTGGCATCATTAGAGTCAAAGACAGCATTAACTGCTAATGTTGTTCCATCAAAAGTTAGATCAGCACTATCTTCCAGTTCACCAGAAGAACCAGCAATAACAACTCTATTATCTGTTAAGTCTCCAATTGCTGCAGTATCAGCAGAAAGACTATCAATGTTTGCAGTTCCATCAATATATAAGTCTTTCCATTCTTTTCCAGAGGCACCTAAATCTCTAGTTCCATCTGCTTCGGGCAGTAAATTTCCAGCAACAGTTAATCCAGCACCAACACTTGCACCTGCACCAACATATAGTTGCTTCTCAACACCAAGACCACCCTGAAGAACTAATGAACCAGTGTCTTTACTTGTGGACTGAACTGTGCTATCAATCGTGTTGATACCACTAGTGCTACTGAGATTAAGACTTCCAATTGTCGCAATACCAAGAATAGTAAGGTTGGTGTCAAGAATAATATCTTCATTGATAAAGAGGTCTCCGCCAACATAAAGGTCACCACCAGTGGTTGTGATACCACCAGCACCAGCAAGAGTTACTGCAACACCAGTTGCAGAACCACGAACAGAAAGACCAGTTCCAACAACAACAGAATTAGTGAGATTTGGTCCGCGAAGTTCTCCATCAAATGTAGAGATACCTGTGACGTGAATTGAACCAACAGTTGCAATACCAAGAATTTCTAGGTTAGTGTCAAGAACAATATCTTCATTGATAAAGAGGTCTCCGCCAACATAAAGGTCACCACCAGTGGTTGTGATACCACCAGAAGAAGCCAGAGTTGTGATACCAGTAGATTGGAGAGTTCCAGAAACCTCAACACCTATGGCATTGGTATTAAATCTCTTACCATTATCATGGTAAAGTTCTACTGAACCATTTTCAGTGAATACTGCTTGAGTTTCATTAAGTGCCGCATTCTTAATGGTTAATGAATTAGAACCAACGATTAAACCACCAGTTCCAGTATCGCTAATATATGAATTACTTCCATCATGATAGACTTTTAGGTCTTCTCCATCACCAAAGATTGCCTTGGCATGGTCCTTAAAGTATGCGGTGCTACCAAATCCTACAGTGGCACCAGTTCCAATGAGTATATTTCCTACAAACGTCGAAATACCAGAGACGTTTAAGTCACCAATACTGATATCATCAATATTGATATCACCAGTGACAACCATGTCACCTCTAACATATAATGCTGTTTGTCCAGTAGTGACAGGAGAGTGAACTTCAAGTAAGTATCCTGGAGCGTCGGTTCCTACACCTACTGAACCTGCAATACCAGCATTAACATTTGAAATTGCTGTTAATGTTGTTCCAGCAAGACCAACATTGAGTTCTTCTAAGAAGGTTCCAACGCCAGTTACATTAATTGTGGTCGCACCAATACCAGTACCCTGGAAAACATGAAGGGTATACTCTGGTACGGTGGTGCCTATACCAACCTTATTACTATCAGTGTCCGCAACAATAAGATTGGTGTTGACTTCTATGCCATTCTTGACGACAAAATTCTTATTAATTGCCATTCGGGTTCACTCTCCCCCTACTTATTTCTTTTTATTATTTATACTATTTGGAAGTAAAGCAAATGATTTAACTTAAATCTAGTCTCATAATTACTTTGGCTTTGTCTGAACTACCTCCTCCAAGTTGAGTATCAACGACCTGCACAGACCCATCTGTATATCCCGATCCTCCACCACCACCAGCACGAGAAAAACCTCCAGTGCCACCAGTTGCTCCATTGCCTCCAGAAGGATATTCTGGTGGACCAACAGCAGATTCTCTAGTATTATCTGCTCTACCTAAACCACCAGTATATTGAATTGCATAACCATCTTTATATCCTCTGGTTATAGAACCAGTGTTTGATACCTCAGATCCATCAGCCATTCTAAATTTACTGGTAGCATCAATACCAGGAACGACATCACAAGGAGAATATCCTTGTCTTGCCCAATAATCTCCTTTGGTACATTTTATTGTTCGTCCGCCTGCTGTGGGAAAGAGTTGTGAAACTTGAGTATCTCCAACATAAACTCCAGTAGGAGGGTCTATTAATTGACTCCATACACCGTTAGAACCTAATGTACCGTCAGGAATTCTAGGACCACCGACACCACCGGTGCCACCTCTACCTGCTAATCCAATTCCACCACCTTTACCGCCATTACCTAAATTACCACCTCCACCCTGTCCAACTACAGCAATTAGACTTGCTCTTCTATAAATGAATGGAGTATTGATACTATTAGTTAATCCCGCAATAATGTATTCCGTATTTCTCTCCAAAGTAAATCTAATTCTTGAATATCCACCGTCTCCTCCAGCACCACCATAGGATCCAGATATACCTTTACCACCATAAAGATCCATTTCTATATCAACATCTCTATCTGGTGCGTATATGCTATAAAGATATCCACCATCACCAGTATTTCTACTTGATGCTCCAGCAACAAACTCTTGTTCTCCATTTGAGAGATCTGTTTCTTGAATATTAGCAGTTCCATCAGCAGATATTGTTTCAATAATAACTCTCTTTTGTTGTTGAATATCAACAACATTCGATATTACCGTATCACTTGTCAATGGAGAATTTGATGCAGAAGCAGAAACTACGCAATATACTTTTCTATCCGTATTAAATGATGTCTCATCAACTGTAATTGATAAAGTGTCTGATCCTTGACCACTAATTACTGCATTCTGATAGATTACTTTATCAACTACAATATCTCTTGGTGTTTTAACTGGCCTTGTAGAAGTTGTTGTATAATTGTATGCAATATAACCATTTCCATTACCACCATTACCTCCACTGCGACTAAGATTTACTATGTCACTTCTATAATCGGAGTTTCCTCCGCCACCGCCACCGCCACCATAAGCGTTGTCAAATCCAGCATGGCCGCCACCAGCAGGTCCACCTGATCCACCACCGCCGCCACCGCCGCCACCGCCATCAGAAGGACAGTCACCACCAGTGCCACCACTATAGGTTCTAATAGTTCCTCCATTATATGGAAACCAATTATTTGCACTATATCCACCACTTGCTGGTCTATTCCAAGAACCTCCGCCACCACCGCCTCCGCCGCCAGCAGATGCTATAAGAGTGCTTCCACGAACAACACCAGAGGCACCACCTCCACCGCCGCCACCACCAGACCAACCACGAGGACCAGCACCACCTCCACGACCACCAGGTGCAATATTACTGCCACCAGCGCCACCAAACGACCAGAATGTTCCCCTTCCTCCACCACCACCTTGACTTCCTATTCTAAAAGAAAAAGGTTGTCCCTGTGCTTGTCCATTAGGTATTGTAAATGAACCATATCTTCCATTACCACCACCGCCACCGGCACCACCTGAATCGCTACCACCACTACCACCTTGAGCACCAGAAATACTAAAAGATACATTATACCCTGTTGGAGGAATATTTACATTATAATTACCGGGTCCAAAACTTTTACTTTCAGAATAATAATTTGTGTCAGTAACAGTATCATCAATAATGACTGTAATTGTTTCTTGTTCAATATTTTGAGTGGTATAAGTCTTGTTTTCTACTAAAATAGGAGTCGCATTTCCAACACCAACATACCAATTATAAGTGACTGCACCAGAATTATCGGTTAGTTTAGCACTAATAGTATGTTTTGCTGCATTATTTTTGGTAACAACAACACTTGAGGGTTGTGAAACAATTTCAAGTAATGGATTTATAGTAAGAGTTGCTGTGGAAGACTGAAGTGGTGCATTAAGAGCAGTTCCTGTCCCTTTATCAGCAGAATCATACTCATCTCCTACATTATATGATATCTCACAAACAAAGGTTCTTGCATTGTCACCAGGAGTGTCTAAATTACTGATAGTAAGAGATGCTGATGTTGCACCACTAATATTACCACCGTTTGTTAAGTTTCGCAGAGCTCCACCTGGTAATGGAGTGCCTGGTATAATTCTATATTGTCTGGTATCAACTTCAGACCACTGAAAAGTAATTGTACCAGCATCATTGTCATTTGCAGCAGTGTTACCTGGAAATTCTGTGGTTGCTGCAACGGTAAAAGTTACAGAATCACCTTTATTTTTAGTGACATCACTTGGTTGTGTCGTATATGACAGAATTGGACCATTAAGGTCCAAATCTGTCTGGATCCGTCTATTAAAATTATTTTCCATGTTCTATCAGTTCTGGAAGTTTTGACCACCTACGACTCCGTAGAGACCAGATGATGTTGGTGTGTCACCATTAAATATTTTAAAGGAGTAGATATCAGTTCTACTTGCCGTTGTTGTTGGAGTTGGAACCACTCCACCAGGCCAGTAGACAGGAATAACAACTCCACCAGTTGTTCGGAAGTCATCTATATCTATACTCCGATTTCCGGTAGAATCTTGCTCAACTTTAAGAGAGAATGAAGTTGATCCAGAAGGAGCATTTTTCAGAGTGAAGTGTGTGATATTTGAGGTTGCAGTACAAATAAATGTCTGTGCTGTTGAGAGGTCAACAGTAGCAACTTGAGCAGCAATGGTTGCATTACCAACTCTCTCAGAGTATGTCTTAAAGAATACTCTTCCGTCAATATCAAGTGTTGCTTGTGGAGCAGTAGAGTTAATACCAACTGAACTGATACCAGAGGCAGACTGAGCAAGCAGTACTGTTGCTCCTGTGCCAACATTTAAAGTTTCAAGTGTAGCAATACCTGCACGAATTCTACCATTCGTACTAGTGCCACTATCAAAGTCAAATGATGTTGCAGTAATAACACCGACTGGGATGAAATCTCTACAGGTAACAAGACCTGCGAATACTGAGTTTCCATGGACAAGGAAACTTAGACTTAAACCTGCACCTACATTTTCATGTCTATCACCGACCGTTAGGTTGATACTACTTACAGAAGTTCCAATACCAATAGATCCAAGATCTGTATTATAAAGGACACCAGAATCATTCGTCCATCCAGCAGCAGATATGTTGACATTTGTTATTGCCGACCCGTCACCATGAAGGAATGTACCTGTGACAATTCCAGCATTGACATTACCACCAATATTGGTATCACCTAGAACATGTAGATCATATCCATTTGCTGTGGTTCCAATACCAACACCATCACCATCAACTACAAGTTGAGTAGTTCCAGCACCAACTTTAAATGTAGCAGCACCTGGTGTGGTTGTTCCAACCCCAACCTGGTCAAATATCATAACATTTTGATTGGTGAAGAGACTAGTTGCACCAAAACGACGCCAATCATTCTGAACACTATAAATCCAACCAACATATCCACCCTCACTTGGGTTAGCATTATAAACTAAATCTCCTGGGTTTCCTGCAAGACTTGGAGTTGCAATTCCAACTGTATAGTTTCTAGAAACAGTTGCATCACCTTGAAGGAATAGGTTGTTAGATTCAAGAGCCGCATTTACTGTCAATTTATTGTTGACAATAACAGGACCATTGAATTGAGATGATACTTTATTATTTGCGCCGCCCTCAACACGAATTGAGCGAGCAAATCTACCCTCAACAGGAGTAACAACGTTAAGACTTGGAAGGGTACTGATGTCCTCACCCTCAATCGTCTGGAATGGAGTATCAAAGATTTCTTCACGACCAGTAATCGTGCTAAGTTTCTTATTGCCTGAGTAGGAAATTCCCCGGTCATTCATACCAGTGTAGAAATTAATTCCACCCTGACGCTTAAGTGACTGTGCAAGTAGTTCTTCTTCTCCTGAAATAGAACGATCTTGTCTATCAGGTAATGCAGTTGAATAGTTACCAGGACCATAACCAACATACTCAAAGGTATGTCCAGATGCTCTGTTAATAGAGTGTCTTCTAAGTTCAACTGGATTAGATTTAATTCTTCTAACTACAGAATTAACTGAGTGTATTGTTGGTCTTGTTCCAAGAACGCCACGGAATACGTTAATTGGGTTTCCAGTTACAGTAGTTTTAACTCTAACAATTTCATCGTCAATTAATAGGAAGTCACCAATTTTTATATCTAGATTAGAAATTTGAGTTATATTAACCTCATCACTCGTAGCATTAATAATTGCTGCAGATAATGTAGTAGTAATTCCAGCATAAGTTGGAATCATTCTACCATTTAGATTTTCACTATCATTAGTAATAACGCCATCGTTGGCAGATAGACCTTCATGAAGTGCAAATATTGATGATGAGGATTCAGTAAGTATGTTAGTTGCAATACCAACATTTACCTCAAACTGTGTTAACGAATTAACTTTAGATACAACAAATGATCCATTATACCTAGCATTTGTTGCTCCGGTAACTTTTATTCTTTGTCCTGCAGCAAATACATGTTTTTGACCAGAAGTGGTTAAGGTTGCAATTCCAACATTGTTGTTATATACAAAAGTATTAATTGATACTGCTTCACCAGTTAATTGTGCGAATGATCCAGTCGCATCAGTTGCACCAATACCAGTGGTTGTAAACCCACCAACAGATCTAACAGAGGCAACTGTAATTGAGGTTGCACCACCAACGGGAACATCAGTAATTCTATAAAGTTGATTATAATCAGCAAATCCCTCAGAGTTGACACCACTAATTCTTAAAGTATCTCCAACATTATTATAGATACCTGTTACAGTTACAATAGCAGAACTAAACCCAGTGTATGTAGAGACACCAGTAACAAACATAGAGTTACCAATACCATATGCACTACCACCATCCATGACAGTGATTGCAGTAATCTCTCCACTTGATCCAGTTGTAATTTTAGCAGTAGCATGATTACCTACATCAGTTGTAGTATGACCAGTTCCTGCTAACGTAGCATTATAAAGAGTAGTATTGGCAGATCCATAACCTGCACCAGCACTGGTAATACCAAGAGTGACGATTCTGTTTAGACCGTGATCAAGTGTGCTGGTTACATTATGTGACAATGCACTTGAGGATACAATTTCAGTAATACCAATACCAATTTCATTAGCCTTGAAGTATCTGTTGGCCGCCTCTTTTGTAAGACTCTTTCTTGGGTCATTAATTACAACCTCACCAATTAAAGATGACCTCGCAAAACTGCGGGATTCCATTGGATCTGCTTCGGGATTATCTCTTTGAGTTTGTGGGAAGAGTGACTTAACTGGTTGAGAATACTTTTCGTTTGAGAATGGAGAAACTGTTGGTTTTTCATTTGCTGTTACAATAGTAAGATAGTAAACACCATCTTGATCACCACTTACATACTTTTGTGCTTCCTCAACTCTATAGACATATAGTGTGTCATCATATTCTTTCTTTCTAAAGAATGGAAGTGAAGTATTTCTTGTAGTAGTATCATTAGTGAATAATCCTGGATTAGTTCCAAGACCAACAGTAAACATCTTAGAACTAGAAATACCTGTAACCACTGAAGTGTGGTTAAATCCAGAATTACCTGCTCCTGTAGTATTATTTGCACTAGTTACATTATTAATTTGAACTTTTGACCCGACTGTTAAATCATGAGGAAGTTCAGTTGTGAAACTTGCAGACTTTGCCCCATCTGAGAACGTGGCACCTGCAATAAATCTAAAGTTTCTCTGTTGATTGATATTAGAAATAGAACCAGATCCAAAGTATGTCTGGATTTCTGCGTTAGTGGATCCTATAGATGTATTAGATTCCTGAATAATAAACCCTTCAACAGGAGGTCTTGCTACTTTACCCCCAGAAGAAGCAGGAATAACATATCTCATTCTATAGAGAGTGTCATTAGCATTTCTATTATCATTTCTTCTAGTAATGAAGGTTCTTGGAGTTGCTACTCCAAAACCAGTTGATCCAAGACCAACTACGATTGGGGAGAGTGTGTTGTCAGTTGCTGCTGTTGATACCTTAATATACCACTGACTATTAGTATCATCATACTGAATTGGGTGTCCAACATCACCAGCATTTTTATCACTAACTCTACTAGTAACTTTTAAGATACCACCCTTTTCATTGATTGTAATTGCGTTTCCATTGACAGCATCATTAAATGTCTTTGCAAGTTTCAAATTAGATGCATCAAGACCAGATGTAATCGCGTGATAAACCTCATTTGACTCAAGTCCATCAGGAAGTTGTCCACTATCACTGATAACACGAACGGTTTCACCAGTTAAGAAGGTATGATTTGCAGTCAGAGTGATGACATTAGTTGCACCACCATCACTAAACACACCAATACTATTGATACCCGTTGCGCTTCTGTTTACAAGGAATATTTTCTCCGCACTTGACTGAGAATTAGGCATCACAATACGTGCGCCATACTCAGTTACAGATCCAGCAGCAGATACAAGAACTTTTAAAGTATCGTTAGTTTTTGCGCCAACCCTAAATCCATCAATAACATTTTCTGGAGGGGCATCTTTATTAGTTTTATCATAAAGGTAAAGATTGCCAGTAGATCCTATACCTACATTTGGAACTCTACCTGTTTTGTGAACATCAATTGCATCAAATTCAATTGCAGTTTCAGTCAGTGGTATTTCTTTTGGTGGAATAGCATGAGTGAAATATCCAACATCATCTTGAGCAAATGCTTGCTCTCTAAATCCGTCCGCAATTAGAGCTTTGGCACCAAAGTTGGAGTTAGAGTTAGTAATTGATTGGTCACCACCACTTTCAGATACAAAGTGTTCTGCATATCCAATAGCAAAGATAGAAACTGCCTGAATAACTGAGTTATTGGAACACTTGATATGGAAGTTTTTATAATTTGGTTTATAGACTGCCCTTGAATCTGTACTTAGAGTTTCATTACCGGCTACGGTATTGTCCTCATAATTTCCTGTCGTAGTATTATATTTTACAAATGCATTGTCGTCCTTCTGCAGTCCAATTCCAGTAAATTGAGCCACAACCATTGACTTGAATCCAGTTGCTTTGGATCCGTCTGCATGCATACCACACATGCCAAAAACAGATCTTAAAGACAAGTTAAAAATATATGGTGATGCAGATGTAACAGTATCAGATTGTAATTGTAATGATGATCCCGTTACTGATGGAAGTGGATTTACTGGGTCATTTTGAACTTGATATTTAATATTAGTACTATCTACTTTCTCAGATACAACAAACTGTCCGCTATATCCACCAGCAGTGATACCACTAATACGGAATGGAGTGTCAACATCTAAACCAGGAACAGCAGTTGCGGTAGTAACTGTAATTGTGGTTGAGGATGTGGTGCCATCACCTGCTTTAATACTTGTAATTCCAACAGATGCACCAGTTGAACCAACAATACGGTGTTCATCAATTTTTGCTTGAATATCAAGACCAGCACTTGGATAATCTGGTGAAATTGCACGACCAGAGGACTGCCCATAAACAAGGCTGACCTTTTCATAATACATATCCAGATCAGTACGATTTGTGGAGTACTCTTGGAATGTATCGCTGATATTTACATTATTTGTGCCGTCTGCATACTCAAAGCAAGTCAGTTTATGGTGAGAAAAGTTGGGGACAAATTCGTTCTTGGTATAATCCTTATAGCAAACACCATTAGGATCTGCATCAAACATGGTAAACTGCCAAAAATAGCAAGCACCAGTAATTTTGAATAGTGCAGATCTCTCAATATTATCGTTTTCTGGATCTGGAACATACTTAGGTCTAACCTTAGTTTTACGAAGATCTAAACCTACGATAGAAGTACCACGGGGAACAATTACACCACCATGAATACTATTGAGTTTATATAGTTCGTTTTCTGGAGATTCTAGACTTAAATTAGATACAAGATCATATGGAGGTAAGTCATTGGTTATTGCACCACTTCTTGTCCTATAAAGATTTACGCCATCTGGAATATATCCCGGTCTATTATCTACGGTATGATCGCCTGGATATAGTAAGATTGTGGTCTTACCAAATCTGTCATTATTCAACCCTCTTTGATACGAAAATCTTGACGCCTCAATGAGAGCACGCTGAATAGTTTTAAAGGGGCGTGTCAGCGAATTACCTTGATTTTCTATACTATCAGTCGCATCCAAATCATTTGGATTCACATAAAGAATCGTTCCTCTGGAAGACTTAAGAAAATTATCTAATCTGGAAAGACCCATCTTATTTGCACTATAAGTTCTGTTAGGATTATTTATCAAACGAAAAAAGGGCAACCCTATATAGGGTCACCCTTAACGCATTCCTTCACACGGAACTTATATATTACTCTTCTTTTAATTCGTTGTCAAGTATATATTCTACTGTTGTTGCAACGTCATTCATAGCATCACGGAGATCTTCTTGTTTACCAGAATGCTGTGACATTAGACCAGTTTCGGTAAGAGACCAACGCCACTCTTTCATTGATTTATTATACCACAAATTTATAATCATACCAATTAATAACGTATTGTTTGTATTTAGAATTTATTTTGATCTGTCCCATGCATAATGTGCTCTTTGTCCATCTTGCAAAACATAATGAAAAAAGATTTGATGATAATAAGTATGTATACCTTTACCTGGCATTGATTCTCTCCAATGGGGTCTTTCACATCCTTTATATACCATCGCATCACCCGGTTTTAGAACAACAGAGTGATTATCGCCCATACTGATGGTTGTTTTTTTAGTTTTATCCAAATATTCATCTGGTGTTTTGATCCAGATAGGCCAACTAGCATCATCTCCCTCTAAATTAGTCCCAACATGAACTGTTACTGATATTTCACAAGCATCTCTATCAACATGTTTTTCTAATTCTTGTCCAGAGAAATAATATCTATCATAATAATAGGTATTATAAAGTTTGCGACCTAACTCTTTTTCAACTTTCATACGGATACCAGAGTGAATAGATCGGTATTGTGGATGCCAATATCGTGCTACTGAACCCTCTACTTGTTTTTCTAATGGTTCATAATCATAATCATCCAAGTGTTTACTATGATAATTGAATTGTCCTCTTCTCATGGGAACAGGATGACAGAGTTCTTCAGGATTCCAAAGATTTCTGATAACCAGATATCCATGCTTTTCCATAAAATCATTATACGTCCAAGTTGTACCAGTATTATACATTTCCTGCAGAATTATCTGCTCTGGTGTCATTGATTCTGCCATTATTTCCAACGTGGACCAACTGTCCATCCAACTAAACTTTTACGACATCCTTTAGTAACTTTTAGCACCCTGTGCTGGGTGCGAGCATCAAATAAAATCATGGTTCCTCTTTGGCGAGGTGCAATATAAGATTGCCCAGTTTCATCCAAAAGTTGAAGATTTCCTCCCTCATAATCATCTGGATCGGACAATTGTAGTACGAAAGATAGTTTTCTTATCGCGTTATTATCATGCATACATGATAATCCAGCATCATTATGCCATGTATAAAACTGACCCGTTTCATATTGAGTGTACTGAATTGCTCCATTGTCAATACTAGTTAAGTCATACAAAAAATTCTCATTATTTGCCTTTGTCACATAATGCCAGATAAAACCAGAAATCCAATGATTTGTTGAAATCCAAGAATTCTTAGAATTTCTTTTTTCTTTATTATGATCAGGACCCTGAATTCTAGAGTCTACCATTTTACTATCAAAATTTTCAGAAAGGTCTTCTTGAATAATATCTACTACTTTTTTTGGTAAATCTGTAAAATACCAAACTGATTGAAATGCCATTTTTATATAATAAAGTAATTGTGAGATAAATTAATCCACGGGCATGAGTTCTGGATTTTCCAATTCTAATTCATACATCATGGGATGACATTCTTCTAGCATCAAATATGATGATGCTTTGTATAATTTTTCTGGAGTCCATCGTTTCCCATCATTAGCTAATTTTATAACTTCTGGATGTGACTTGGCAATCTCTGGAAGTTCATCAAAGGTGAATGGAACATTTTGAATAAAATATAGCAATATCAATACACTTCCGTCGTGATGATCATACCAGGCATACGTTGTGTCTATGTGGTATTTCATGGGTTTAAATTTACCCTGAAAATATTTAGGGATATGCGAGTAGGGACTACTTTTTATTCTTACCCCGATATGTTTCTGTTTGAGCGTGGCAGTTAAGTTTGCCTTTTAATACCCGTGATCGGACTCGAACCGATACTGTCGAAATTTTAAGTTTCGTGTCTACTGCCAATTGGACTACACGGGCATATGCTTCCTGAGAGGATCGAACTCTCCTTAAGGCAAATTATGAGTTCGGTGCGTCTACCGATTCCGCCACACTCCCATTGATATGGAGTACACCAATTTGTTTGGTGTTAGCAACTTCCCAAGTAGGGGGGTGAAAAGCACAATACTCATTGAATGTGATTTTCATTTCTTTTTCTGTTAGTCCACAATTCTTTGCGGCTTTTGGAAGGTTCCATTTTGCTGAAAATAACATTTCCATAGACTGTCGGGTTTCTGGTCTCATAATTGCAACAAAGTAGTATCTCTTCGTAAAAAGATGGTGGATAAGACATTTTGAAAAAGGTAATGGGACAAATTTTTGCCGGGATTTTTTTGCCCCCTTTTTTGGAATTAAAAGTTCATTTTCCCTCAGATAGGGTCAGCATATGCCAATGCATCTTCAGGGCAACGGTCACGGACTAGTTCCAACACGGACATGAACTGGTCAACGGTATCACAATCTACAACACGCTCATCACCTTGCTCAGAGTACAGGTAGAACTTACGTGCTACCGGGTCAACAACGCAACGGGAAAGGAAATCGTCTTTCATAGGGGTCGTTTGATTACTTAGATATTGTAGGGCATTCAGGCACCCTTGTCAAGGTTTACAGAGTCAATTTCGTCTTCTGGACGCCTCCACTTGGTTTCACGGCGGTCATAGTCCCATCCTCCAATTAAGAAGTTATCATTGCCACCTGGATAATCATCAGGACTATCTCCTTCATATACAACAAGAAGTTTTTCGTCATGGTCCATTGGATTTAACCATCTTGCAGCCCAAACCTCATAAAAACAATTGATACTTGCCCCAGCACCAGATCTTACCTTTACGTATTTGCCCCAATCAATTGAGTCAACAATTAAATCCTGGGAGTATCCAATTTGAGTAAGAGTTACAGTAATACTATCAGGATCAATCAATCCGTCCCAATATTCAGGTAGTGTAATGGTATTTGAGTCTTTTAATTTACCCCGGATATAAATTCCTGGTTCTGGTCCTTCAGCAACGATATGACGAATTCTTTTTTTGTCATCATTAATATGGGGAATATCAAACTGAGCAAGGGTTTTGTTTCCACTCGCTACTCCCGTCACATTTGGGATAGTTGCTTTTGGTGCTGTAAGATTAGTATTTACCTGAAAATTATCAATCTGTGCTGCTCTATGATAATAGGGAGTGCAAGCATCTTCTGGATAATCAGCTTCACCTTTGTTTGCGTACCAAATATATTCAAAGTCGGTCATTGGGACTCCCCAACCACCTGCTTTTTTACTACAGTCTTGGCTGGTAGGAGATGGGATAAATTCTCCTGGGAATTCAAAATCTTCGGGTTGTCCTGGTGAGTTTGCCATAATTTAAACTTTTCCTGATTGTAAGTATTGTGTATTGTCTCCTGGATAATCCTCAGGAGATGTGCCTTCGTATTCTGCTATGTTTCTTTCACAATCTTGCCTCTCAGCATAAACATGATAGAAACAATCAATTGGTAAACCTCCGTTTGACTGAAGGTAAACTTTTTCCTCATCAAATCTTTTTACAATAACGTCTTGATGAGATCCAACCGGTGTTAAGTTGACTGTAATTGTAGTCCAATCAACTAAACCTTTCCAGTATTCAGGTAGAAAAATCTCTTTTTTATTTGTTACTCTCCCTCTAACATATACATCTGCTGTCGGTGCCTCTGGTGCAACGTGTCTCAATCTCCAATCATCTTTGGTTGGGTGGGGAATATCAAAATCTTTTTTTGCTGCTAAAATATTACCCCTGTAATCTGCAACAGATAGACCAAAAATTGGACCACCTGACTGAATTCTAAAGTTTACATCAAGATTGCCCATTACACCTAAGTTTGGAGAAACCATAGCAGAGTATGGATTACTCAATCCAAGTGGTAATGCACCTGGTGCAAATGCAGGAGGAGAATCTGAGTTCGTAAGGGGTCCAATATTGAGTGTCGCATAAGGGGTTGGAAAATGAGTTGGTTGTCCAGTAACAACCGGGCCCTCAAGCATTCCAGACCCATTAATCTTTAGAGGACCCTCACCAGTGGCAGGGCAGATACCTGACCCATCTTTCATTTGTCCACCAATAACTAAATCATCTACGTGAAATGCCATTTTTACTCCTGATTTTGTTTTTGAATTCTTTGCAAATTGTTTTTTGAGTCTTTAAGCGCACAACCATCAGTGACTGCACGAATAATAGAAGAATACAATTTCATCTGCGAATTTGCAATGAGTTCTGCAGATCCAGATGATACTATTTTATATAAACTTTTTGTATTTGCAATAAGTTTTTTACTGTCAAGGCTAATGGTCTCTGTGGCAACCATTTTAATGTTACCTTTTGATCCACCCTCGCCAACTGCAACCAATTCAATATCAGTTGCTTGCAATCTTAATTTTCCATTTGTCGCAAGAATAACAATGTTACCATTACTGGCATGAAAAAACATAGAGTCTTGTGCTTCTTCATTATCCTCACCACAACTAACCTGATAGTTTCCAGGACTTACAGTTGATGTCCAACCTTTCCGCTGACCATCATTATCCATAAAGAAACTGTGCCGCCCATCTTTTGCCTGAAGCAAAACTCCTGCAGTCACATCACCTGGTTTATGAATATGTCCAAAGGAACAAGACCCGTGATCATTTCCATAACGAATACCAGTATAGTTATTTTTTGCACTATCTGTCGGATTTGCCTGATTGCTAAAAGACTTAGCTTCCTCAGCACTGATGACGCCATCATTATTGGCATCAACATTGCGATTTAACCTATCATTAACTTTATTTTGTGAGGTAGGTACTCCCATTTACATTTCCTATATGATAATACTATTTAAGATAAACTATCGGGAGTTCCAGGAATATTAAGTCTTGGATCATTACTAGAGATATCAGTACCCTGTCTGAGGATTGCGGATGGAGGTGTAGTAACCTCAGCATCAATACTCTCCTTCAGTGTATCATAGACTGGTATGAGTTGTCCAGGTGTCTCGTATATACCTGCATAACGAACTCCTTCTTTATAGAAGACCTGTCCATAGTATGGTCTTCCATCTATGTATCCAGTCTGTTTCAATCCAACTAAATCTGTTACCTGCAGAATTTGCTCTGGTAAAATCTCAGGATCAACTGGGTCTCTAACTACACTGAATCTTGGAACTGCTTGGAAATTAATTCCAGTATCAGTGATCATTCTAATTTCTGGTTGTCTTGTAAATCCTCTTCCAAAGAATGGAGAACCTCCCAATGCTGGTGTTTCTGGTAAAACATTGACCTTAGTAATTCTACCAAATGTATCACACTCATATGTGAGTTTAACTCCATTGCTTGGTTCCATTACAAGTTGATCTACTCCACAATTATAATTAATGCCAGAATTTATAACCTCAACATCCTCCAATACAATAGCAACTGGATATGTAGAATCTCCTGTTCCACTATCAGGTGGTTTGGGAAATCCATTTCCTGGATCATCAACAACAACCTGACATATTTTACCTTTTCCAACAATTCTTAATGGACAAGGTGGTGGTATTAGTATAGCAGAAATTCCTACGGGGTTAGTTGTCCATGGTCTACTTCTTCCAGTAGATACATTGAGATCAGTTGTTATTTTCATATCAACAACTGTTGGATTCTGTTGGAAACTTGTGTCGGGTATACGAATGTTACTAAGTCTTATCTCAACAGTTTTCTTTCCCTTTGTAGTGGTAAATTCATTATACGTCTTAGAGTCACCGGCAAATGTTTTTCTTTTAAAAAGCACTGTTTGAATTTTTACTCCGTCAACAAAAATCTCAGCTTTATCATCTGCCTCCGCTGAAATTTTATATCTCCCATCAACAGGAAAATCTACGTTTTCCCAACGCATAACCCAAGTCTTTCCTTGAATTTCCTCCGTTGGTTCGTTTATTTCTTGGAAAAGTGGTGAGAGGAATCCCTTGCTATAACTTGCTAGTTCCGTTGGACCAGCATACGTCGTACCATTTTTTGATCCAGTAGAACCAGACTTTAATCCTGATGAAGTAGGTTTTTCAAGAGTAACACTTTGTTTTTGTTTTCCTTTTCTACCCGATTGAGTCCAAGTGACACCTTTGATTTTAATCTTTTCTACCGCAACTCCAGCATTATTAGGATCATCACTCCAATCTAATTTAATATCAACTTTACCATCACCCTCAATACTTGTACCGTCCTGAGAGAACTTAGCATTTCCAGAGACAATCTCAAAAGAAGCGTTGGTATCATCTCCATCACCATCTTTCAATGAAATTTTCTTTCCATTTGATGACACTCTTACTCCACCACCTTTTGAGTTCAATCCAATGTAAGTGACTTTAGTTTCACCACCACCAGTTGATTTTGGTTTTGACAACCAATCTTTAGTATCAAAAACTTTCTTCTTGACAGATTTAAAAGTTTCAGTTGTCTGATTTATAACTTCTACATCAATTGTATGCTTCCCTTCTTCTAGAAAGACTTTCTTGGTTGGAGGGTTATTTTCCTTAAATCCTCTTACTCCAGGATTACTACCCTTTAGCAGACCACCAGAAATTTGTTCTACACCATCAATTAATATTCTTCCACCATTATCTGCAGTTGCTTTTAGACCATAGAAACCATCATATGGTGCATCAATAACCCAAGAAGTTCTAAACACTTGTCCACCATTGTCAGAATCTGGTGTACTTAATGGTAATACGGGTGACATTGCATAACGATTGGTAAATCCACTCCATGCAGGATGAGTTACAGGAAACCATCTCTGTTTAGATCCAGGAAATCTAGTTGTCCAATATGGATTGCGAGGACATCTTCCCTCTTGTGGTGGAGGAAGTTCTTGTGGTGCGGGTGGTAAAGGTGCATTAATTGATAATGCAACACCCATTGGATTTTCATTCCAAGACTTTGCAGATACAACTTTCTTTTCTTTGGCTGTAGTTTTTATCCTCATAGCAAATGCCATGGGATTACCTTCGGCAAGAGGTTTACCTCTAATCTGTTTTAATTCCACACGAATTCTATATTTTCCTGCTTCAAAAAATCTTGTTTCAAAACTCTTACCAGTGCTTCTACCTGGAGCATTAAATCCCTTCTTTCTAATGATTGTCTCATCACCACCATTATTGATATCGCGAAGTCCATTACCAATTCCTTTTTGACCTCCACCAGAACGATTGCCAATATAAATCTCTGCGGAATCATCAACCATAATCTCAAAATTATAGTTTCCCGTGATAGGGAAGTCTACATATTGCCATCTAATAACATGAGTTCCACTAAAATCATCTGTTGTTGCCTTCTTGCTTTGAGGATTAAATGGAAGAACTCCGAAGCGAGATAGGAAATCACCATCTCTACCTGCTTCAGGATTTATTCTCCAAAGTTTTCTATCTGCATCATTGATAGATTTCTTAGTATTAAAAACTTCCTCCATTTCAAAACCAGAACTAGAGGAACTTGATCCTCCCGATTCTGTTCTGGCATTCACTCTAAAAGTTAAATCAAAAGTTCCTCTTTTTTGACTCCCTTGTGGACCAACACCCCTTATGATCTTTTTATTTGATGCAGTAAAAGTTCCTCTATTAACTCTAACCTGCATATCATCATTATCATTAGCCGATCCAACATAATCAGCAAAAATAACTTTACTTGGTTTATTACCCCTCTCTTTATCTCTAACTCCAAAGCTTTGCATAGTGCCTTGTTCTATAACACCAGAATTTGATTTAGTGTTTGAGATTTTATTAATGTTTATAGTTTTTGTTACACCACCTTTCTGTCCACTTTGAGTCCATGTTGCATCTCCAATAGTAACTGACCCTACAGCAATTCCAGATGTTTGAGGGTTATCATTCCATTCCAATCTAATAGTAACATCACCCTTGTTTTGACCTTTTACAATTAATTTCGTACCATCATCAGAGAACTTTGCAGAAAGTCCAGGAGAACTAGACTTAATTTTTAAAGTTGCATTAACATCAAATCCATTACCAGCGTTATCATCAAACTCTATCTCTCTTCCTTTATTGACAACTTTTTTTCCTGATGTTGATGAAGCACTACCATATTGAATTTTAAATTCTCTTTGTCCTACCTGTGGTTCTTCCCTAGCAGAATCTGCAACAGCAACTACCTTATAGTTTGTATTTCTAAGAACTCTTATATCTTTTTTATAAGACTTACTACTTCTCTGAACATTATCTAAAACAAAAGAATGTGCTCCTCCCTCAGATGTAAAACTAAATTTTATTGCACGATGTTTCTGAGATCCTTGTCCATAAACTTCAAACTCAGTGTTAATATATTTTTTCTCATCTTTTTGTTTTGTTATTGTTTTGAGAATGGGAATATTCTCCAGGTCAACTCTAATCCTATGGACTCCAGCAGTAACAAATTTCTTTAACTTATCTGGAGAATCTTTAAATCTAGTTGTTCTACCAACTAATATATTGTCTAAGTAGATATCAGCAACGTTGTCCGCAGCATATCTAAAATTATAATCACCATCATATGGAAAGTCTTCTTCCCACTCTAATGTATGTTCTATTCCAGCAAAATCACTACCAGGAACATTTGATGGTGGGACTGGAGAAACAGCATACCTATTCATAAACTCACTCCATGCCGGATGAGTTACCTTATGAATAATTCTAGATTTTTTATTGAGAGCAGTAACTCTTAACGGTTTTTCTCTCTGCGTCGTCCACCAGTTACGAATAGTATTATCCTGAAGATTTACTCGTGTTCCACCTCTTAAAGACTCTAAGAAATCTTGGTATCTTCTTTGCTCAATCGCTGCAGGATTTGACGTAAGAGTTGCATAAGTAGTTGGATCCCATACACCAACTTCATTTCCATCTGCATCATATTTTTTACCAAACGTTAATATTTCTGATGGACCACAAGTATTTAAATCATACTCCTCAAAGTCTTCTTCATTCTCAAAAGTTTGAACGGTCTCAATAAATGCACATTTAGAATATGCAGGGTCTCCAACCATAATAGATCGGACTACTGCCCCCGCACCAATACCGTACTCATCTATTACTTCTGTGACTGGTGCGTATGCATATCCCCATCCACCATCAACCAAATCTACTGCAAGAAGACTACCATCAATTCCAAATATGGGATTGGCCTTTGCTCCAATCCCATTACCACCAGAGAAAACAACATAAGGATCTACTTCATTAAAAGCATCTGATCTTATTCCACCTTCATCATCGTAAATATCAAGTCCAGTAACACCAGAACATCCTCTATCTCCTCCAGCAGAATTTTCTGGTAAAAGGTCTTTTGGTTCTAGATTATTAACTCCATTAATATTCATGAACTGAATTTTGTCTCTTCTTCTGAGGACAAATTGAGTTCCTGGATTTAACTTTGCATACTTATTGGCATCATGTCTACTGACATTATCCACGTAACCTCTTGTGGTTGAAATATATCCAACCTTAATATCACATTTATCTGCTGGTCCGAAGAGGTTAAAAAACGACATGTTTATTTATTAACTACCTATTATTTGTCGTAAAGATATTTAGTTACCCGTTAAAAGGTTAATAGCAGCAGTTCCTGCTGGAGGTGGTGCAAATGCCTCTGGTGGTGGGGGAAGAACTTTATCAATTCCATTAGATACAGAATCCTCAATGGATTTGAGACTTGGGAAATTAGTGTCTGGTTGTGCAGATCCACCGTGTGCCATACAATACTTGTCAGATACTGCTACGTTTGGTTTAAGTTCACAACCAAAAATGTTAAGTCTAATATTCGTAAATGATAATGCAGAACTAATGCTTCCCGAAACTTCTGTGATTTGGTTTAAGATATCAGATATTGATCCACTCACACCTGCAAGTTCACTTTGAATATCTTTAACAAATTCATTTACATTATCTAAAATATTTTTGTTGGCATCATCAATTTGGGTTTGATTTGAATATAAAATACTTGAAATGACATCCTCAGCATAACATGTTGGCACTATTGGTCTTCTTTTTAAATCATCAGCATCATTGTTTTCATAATTCCTTCTTGCCTTTGCTTCAGCATTATCCATATCTAAGGCATCGGATAGAAGACCCTCAATTTGACCACAAACATTTTCTGTTAATTTTCCATACAAACATAAAATTAATTCTACAATTTTCTCCTTTAAGTCTGCAAACATTGCTCGCATATGTGTAGGTAATGCTGCTACCGCAGCAGTCATTGCCTTATTCAGTTGCTTTATAACATACTCCATAATCTTATCAAAGATGATCTTCATATACTTTGCAATTTCACATGCAGCATCAGCGATTAATTTCTGTATATTTGAAATTGTGCTTGATACTGCATCAATATAACTTGATATCGCAGCAAGATATGAATTTAATCTCTCTGTCAATTTAGTAATAATTGTTTGAATTGATGATATTGCTGACTGAATAAACTGATCGGGATCAGGTTTCATTATAACATTACATTCCCTAATTTTAGTCTCACGTTTTACATCAGCAGCAGAGAGTTGATGCATCGCATCAGGGTTTTCCTTTGTTGGATTACCTTGACTTGGTGTTGATGGAGATTCTTGTTGTGTTCTTAATTTTTTAACATGATCTGCTACCGCTTGCATTGCGGCATCTTCTACTTCCTGAACTGACTTACCTTCGCTTCTTGCTTGCTCTCTAGCAGCGTTTGCGACTTGTAAACCATCCGGAATTGCACTGAGAGGTTGATCTGGTCTCAGTCCAAACTTATTAAGTTTAGTTCCAGGAGGTGCTGGTGCAAGTGCTTTTCCTAATGCCGAATTTGTTGGTTTCTTTGTAACTAAACCTTCATCAGGAGCTGTTGGTTTTGCACTTCCTGCTGGAGGATTTTTACCCTCCGCATATCCACTGGTAGCAGCAAAATTGGATGCACTCTTACCAATTTTTGTTGCCATTAAAGTCTGAGCATTGTTGCCCAGAATACCCATAATGATAGGAACCTGTTGGTCCGTACCATCCATGAAGAATCCAAATACAAAATTACCCTGTCGAATTGCAGGAGTTGTGCTTGCGTTTGCTTGTCCACCACCAGCAGTGATTGGGTACATAACAGTTGCCCAAGGCAACTGATCTGATGGAATAGATTCCTCTTCTTTATCATGGAGACCCATGATACGAACTTTATATCTTCGTCCCCATCCGGGAATACTATTCTGATCTTCAAATTTTCCAGACAGTGAATTATTTCTCCATTCAGAATCATCGGCAACTTGACCGATCCACCAATTGAAGATTCCTCCTAGAAAACCAGGATCAAATAGTGCTCCTGTTTCTGCCATTAATCCTCGTAAATCCTACATTCATCTGCTTCTGGATTCTCATCGCAATACATTTCAAATGCAGTGGGGTCATGATGATCTCCTGCCTCAATATCTTTAGCATGCTCCTTTGCATAACGCTCTAAGTGCTCCAACTCATCTGCAGCATGACGCCGCATTTGTGGAGAAATAGTTGGATCTTCAAGAATTTGCTTATCCTTTTCGATATGGGTCTCGATATTTTTTTCCATAATTTTTTAGAAAGTAGTTGTAGTATCGTATGCTGCAGTTGATACACTTCTTTGATATGAAGGTTGTGTACCAGGAATTTTTGTTTCAGTGGCTGGTTTACCAGTTTGAGGTTCCCTCCCTGCTCTACCAAAAGAATCTCTTACCAAATTTAACTTTGTATAAGTTCCTTGTGCATTAATTAAATGACATAATGCTGATATAATATATAGTCCGCCAACTTGACGGTCAACATCATCATTCTTTGTATCCTTTTGAGATGATGGTGCATCAAAATAGACCGCATCTCCTGCATGTAGTGAAAAATCTCCTGCTATAGTGACTTCAACTTTAGAAGCATACAGTTGATTATAGCGCATAATTGCCTGATTTTTAATTTCACCTACCTTAAAGTTTTCATCCCTTGACTTTTCGATTTGCTGTTGGGTACTACCTGCAGGTAAGGTTCCAGTATCCAGAATACAATATGTTGTTCTTGAGAATTTTAATTTACCAGAACTAATCTCATCACTCATTTTAGGCAATTCTTTTCCTGCCTTTGTCAAAGATTCTTCTGTTCCACCATCACCAACCGCCTTTGGATTTGTTACTTGATAATCACAATCTCGCACATTAAAAGAAATCAATCTAGTCGATTGAAATCCCATCTCTAATTTTTTCTGGACATCTACTCGGTTATCTTTGGAGTATGATAATGCTTTTACATCATATCCTTCTGGAATATTTTGACCTCTATTGTCAGGTGTATCATTGTAGATAATAGATTTTTTCTTTTCTTGACCTAATAAAGAATCAATTGATTTAAAATGATATCCCTCAGAGGTTTCGTAAAAGAAAAATCCTGCTGTTGTTCCTGGTTTTTTATCTACAGGCGCACATCGTGTAGATAACCAATTCATAGCATAAAATGGTTTCTTTTGTGCCGGTATTGACCCACACACAGTTGACTCTTCAATATCAGTTATATCTTTTTCAGTTTTTAAAAAATTTGTTAGTATTTCTTTAATAGCTTCAGATGGTTTACCGTCAAATCTTTTGTTAATTCTAACTTCCTCATTAAGTTCACACTCCTCAGATACTAACTTTAATGCGACAACAGACTTTGTGGTCTCATCTGATATTGGATTGACATTGTTTATCCGGAAAGTATACTCAATTTTATTTTCATTATTATCTTTCATTTTAAACTTTACTCTCTCTGATCCTACAATTGGAAGACCTTCAAGGGCACTCTTTACCTTACCAGTTTTATCATCAGCAATAGTATTACCAGAATCACTAAACATAACAGTTGCCATCACAGAATCTTGTAAGATACTTTCATAATACCTAAACTCAATCAAACCATTTAAAATAGATACAGTTTTCCCTTGAGTTTTGGTTGAAAAAATATCTATCGTTTCTACTGATGTTGGAGTTGCTTGAGCAGTAGTGACTTTCTGTGATTCTGCCATATGTATTACCTCTTATTTCTATTTAACCACCTTTGTAAAGCACATCTTGGAAAGATCCTCCACCAGAAGCAACTAAACTTGGTTGATTAAATGACTGCTTACTTTTACCCATTGGCATTGGAACTGGAACAGGTTGTGAAATAACAATAGGAATGACCTCTGCCATATCATATGATGCGTATTGACTAAGAACCTTTGAAGCATCTTTTCCTTCTGCCTTATTGAGTGCTTTCAGCAATCCAGGGAAAGTTCCTTGCAATGCTCTGGTGGAATCTGCATCAATGACATATTCTTTTCCTTCTTCACCCATTTCATAGAGACCTCTTCCTTTTGTAGGTCCACCCATTCTCATCTTACCTTTAATCATATCACGAAGTTTATCACCACCAACACCTTTCTGTGCGTTGTAGTCTGCTTTATTAATATCTACAAAGTCAGATCTTTCACCATCACCACCCCAACCTGGCCATGAAGGACCATGATTATCAGGTGCTGGTGGGGGAGTTCTTGTGTTTCCACTATAAGGTGGATTTTTTTGTCCGTCTCTCATTGATCCCACCTCAGCATGGGTTGCAACATTTCTTACATTAATCATAGATTTACTATAACCCATATCTTTTGCAACTGTTGCTGCTTCAGTAGTAAAAGCATCAAGTTGTTTTGGTTTAATTGTAGACCAATTCCAACCTTGCATGGCCGCAACTGCAAGTCCAACACCTTGACGATTTCTATACTGAGTATGTCCTCCAGGTGTTTTGAATTGAGTATACGGGACTTTTTGAACTTTACTACCATCAGCAAGAATTGTACTGTGATATCTACTGGGATGTCCAGTCATCCCTGCTCCAGCAGACCAGTGTAAGTATATTTTTCCTTTCTTACTTGCCTCCATACCTTCAACATTTGCTGGTGTTGTTATTCCACGCGGTGTGTTGTTACTACCCGTAGACTTTGTAGAGGAATCCCCATCAACTCCATCTGGTTCGAAAGTACCTGATCCACCAAACGCAGTTCCACCTTTCCCAAATATTGCTGGGAAGAATGATGCTGCTGCGTGTGGAATTAACTTAGTGTAAAAACCAAAAGAGAATGGATTAAATGGATTTAATATTGAAAAATCTGGCAACTTTTTAACCTCTCCGTCCTTATCCGCATCTAAGAATGGGAATAATTTAGCGATTGCTTTCCTCAGTGTAAACGGACCAAATCTAATTTCAGACACATTCATGGTTGGGAAGTCCTTAATGAATCTACCAAATCCTTCCTTGAAAAAATTAACGATAAGACCACCCACGTCCATGGCAGTCTTGATTGCTTTGGATAATTTCTCTCCTGCTTCTTTAATCCCACCACCAAGGATTAGTGAGTAGAGTAAATCACCAAAAAATGTTCCTAATGTTTCGCCCAACATCGTGCCAAGGATGGGGATAGGAATGAAACTTCCAAGCAATCCACCAATAGCGGCACCCAAACCTTTAAATACTGCCTGACCTATTGGTTCACCTGCAAGTAAAGAAGCAACAGCAACAACGATAGGACCTAAGATAGGAATTCTACCAAAGATACCCTTTGCTGCCTTCATTCCTGCTTTACCAAGTATCTTTGTTGCAAGTCTTCCAGGTGCTTTCTTTATCCCACCCTTCATGACACTTCCTTTAGCAGTGCCAACATTACCTCTCAGTGTTCCTTTCTGGGGTTTGGAAATAATATCTCCCTTTCTTAGTGCTCTATTGACTGCTGCCTTTGCTTGAGAAATACTCTTACCATTTGCTCTTGCATTATCATAAATCTGTCTTGCTTCAGGTCCGTGCAGTCTCTGCATTGCCCTTGATGCACCTCGTGGACCTGTTGGTTTCATACCTGGTCTACTACCAGGTTTTGTCCCTGGTTTTTGTCCGGGTTTTTGACCTGGTTTCTGTCCAGGTTTTCTTCCACCATTTATCCTTGCCGTAGTCATGCCAACAATAAGTATGGCATTAAACAAGTTTCCTAAAGCATCACCTAGAGCACTAAACCTTTCTACTGCTTCATCACCACCCCATTCTTTTAGTTTTTTCTCACTATTTTCCCATGCAGTAAATCCCCAGTTTAAGAATGTACCTAGTCCATCAACAATACCTACAACAACATTACTTACAAAATCAGCAACAGTTCCAATAAGAGGTAATATTTTCTTTAGGATAGGTGCAAACTTTATAAGTCTAACAATAACAAATCCAAGAATAATATTCTTGATGAAGTTCTTCATCCTATCAAAGAAACTTAACTTAGGTACTTTAAGTCCGCCTCCTTTTTTTTCTTCTTTACTAGGTTTTGATTCTAGTTTACTTTCTCTTCCTCCCCTTTGTGCTTTTTGGTTTTCTTTTCTTTCTTTCTCAATTTTTTTCTTTTCAGTTACAACAGATCCTTTTAAAAGTTTATCAATCTCTATAACTTTTGTTTTTATTACTACTGTCTTTTTGTCCGATGTTTTTGCACCAGCAGTTTCAGTGCCAGAAATTGGACTGATTCTGGATAATGAACTGATTTTTATTGGTCTAATTGCTCCACCAACAGATGAACCAGGGAGTAATTTTTGAGATGAGATTGCCATTGATTATACCACTATCCCAAGAACCTGAATTTTTTGTGATGAAATCATTGCGTCAGCATCAATTTGTGGAACATCCTTACCAGTTTTTTCATCTGAGTAACTTGGTTGACCTTGTTGTGATTGTAGTTGCTGTTGATATGCTGCTGTGGATGAAGGTCTTGATGATCTAGAAACAGAGGAAGTTTTTGTTCCAATCTGTTCTCTAATTTTATTATAATCAAATGCTCCTTTATCACCCCTAGCATATGCAATTTGATCTGCGGCACTCATCTTCGGTTTTTCTGTGGCACCACCACCGCCAGAACTATCTGAAACATCATAGTCTCCATGGAAACCACCCTTAGAAATTCCACCACCAATACCAAAATCTTTTCTCAGTTTAGCCAGTCTTTTACCCAATTCAAAAATTTGAATCCTTCCGTCACTATCAAAATCTAAACCTTTATTACCTGCATACCAATCCGCACTTTCTGGGCGTCCTTTTGGTAAACTTCCATCTCTGGATGCAAGCACAAAGTCTTCCTTCTCTTTTACAAAAGCAGGTAAAAATGTAGCAGTATATAAATGCCCTGGTGATACTGGTCTTTTCACTCCACTTAAACTCTTCTTCAAAAACTTTTCAATGAAAGGTAGTTGTTCAGCACGAGACATTCCTTTCAAAGCTTCTACTGTTGTACCTTGTGCTCGTGCTGTGCTTGGAATCATTTGAATTAGTCCAGTAGCAAGAGTATCAGGATGCTGTGCATTAGGCATCAAAGAAGATTCAGATGCCATCTTTGCCAACATATCTCCAGGATTAACGCCAAGTCTCTTAGACATCTCAACCAGACCTTCTAAGAATGCGGTATCACTACCTACCTTTTGTTTTGCAGTTCCTGATAATTGTAAAGGAATATCTTTTTCTGATTTTTTCTCACCTGATTGAGTAGGACCCGTTATCATTGGTGTAGTTACTGCTGTATCAGGAACTTTAACATCTGGATATTTCTTTGAGAGTGCTGCACTAATGGCCGCTGCATCAAACTTTTTCTCAGGATCTATATCAGCATTTTCCGTTTCTTGATCACCCGGTCTGGATTCACCTTTATGAATATCTCCACCACCTGATGCATAAACAGTTCCACTTAACATTTTGGGCCTGTTAGTTCCACCACCAGCAGCATTCATTGATGCAAGTGTACCCGATCCATATTTTTGAACTGCCCCACGAGACATCACAAACTCACCAGGAGTTAGCATTGCAGGAACAGTGTCAGTTCCATGTGCCATGGCATGACCACCACCAGAAAATCCTTGAACCAAACCACCACCAGAGTACGCAGCAGTCTTTCCAGTCTCTAAGAATTTTATTTGCTCATCAATTTCTGCACCAACTCCCTGCATCCTCTCAAGGAAGTTTAATTTTGATTTCTGCTCTTCAAGTTTTTTAATTTTTTCTTCGGCAGTTCCGGGTTCAGCAGCAGTTTTTCTCTCTTGTTCATCAACTGTTCCCGGCATTAATTTGGGAATGACTGCACCTGCAACAAATAATCCAGCACCAGCGATTGCAGCAGCCGCTAACGGGTGAGCAGCTGCAAGTTTTGCAATAGTCATCGCGATCTTGGGGATGAACTTTAAGGTCATCAAGATCATCTTGGTAATAAATCTACCCAGACCATTACCAAATGCAAGGTAAGCAAAGAGAATTGCAGGCCAGGTCTTACTTAAGAACTTACCAATAGCAGTTAATTTTTTCCGGTTATCAGAATTGCCCATCCAATCAAGAAGTTTGACTATAACTCTACCAAGAATAACAGTCTTGATAAAATCAAATACCCTCTCAAATAATCCTTTGACTGGTGCCAGAACTTTATCGGTTGCTTTTATTAGTCCTTTAAATATTCCCCCTTCTAACTTACCCTCAGATGCTTTTCTCTTCTGCTTTTCAGTAGTCCGTCTTTGTAATTTGAGTTGTTTTTCCTTTATATTTTCTTGTTCTCTTAAACTATTGAGGATAGAATCAATTCCTTTCAGAATTTCATCCATATTTTCTTTAGTCTCCTCACCTACTTGTTGAGGAACAATTTTTCCAGGATTAATTTTCTGCGTTTTTACAATAGCACCACCACGGCCGCCGAGAGATGCCTTTTGACCAGACATAGATGGTCCGGCAGATTTCTTTTTACTTAAAACTTTTTCAACAAAATCTTCAAATCCTATCTTATCGTTTCTCTTTTTAAATCCTTCTTTTCTTTCAGTAGGAGATAATTTTTCACCATCTATGGTTCCTTCAGCAGTAAGTTCATCAACATACTGCTGGTATCTTTCACCGAAAAACTTAGAACCGAATTTACTAGATGGCATTCCTTTGCTTTTGCTTTAATTCCTCTTCCTCAAGATGCTGTTGCAATAATGCAACATAGATGTCTCGTTCCCAAGGCATCAAGTTTTCAATCTCAGTTAATGAATATTTATGATACTGCATCAAGGCAAAGTTAAGTTTATAGTAGTTCTCCAGATCCATATGGATCATGGCTACGCGAAAAAACCCGCTAATCCCTCAATTACAACCTCATTTTCCTTTTTGGTATTTGGATTCTTAACCTTAACCGTATGGGAAAGTTTTGGCATTGTCTCAAAGAACTTTTCAATCTCCTTAAACTGAGAAGAATTCATCTGTTCTAAGAACTCAACAATTTCTTTCTTAGTACAATCTTCAGTTGCCCACACCTCATCTTCAGTATAGATTTTATCAATACAACTTGCAATCAAATCAAAAGATTGCTCCATTGCATTACCATCATCAAAATTAAAGTTGTTCTTAATGAACTGATCAAGAGATGGATATTTCATTTCCATCATAATAGTATCATCTAACTTAATCTTATTGGTATGCTCATCATTTCTTTGAACTTCAATATCATCAAGATTAATTTTATGTTGTACCTGAGTTTCTTCATCATCAGGACAGGTTACAGTAACCTCAATTTCCTCACCAACAGACTTACCTCGAATGTTTAAGAACAAGAATTCAATATCAAAAGTTGGAAGAGTTTCTACTTTGATACCTTTTGTTTGAATACAGTTCTTAATTACATTCTTGATAGCATTTGTGATTTGCTTTGTATCTTCACTCTCTAAAGCAATCACAAGAACCTTTTCTTCTTTTACAAGGAAAGGTCTGTATTGAATTGTCTCACCTGTAGATGGCAATTCAAGTTCATATACCGGTGTGGCAATCTTTGGTAAAGGCATAATGTCCTATAGAGTTTCAGTAATTTTATTTAGAGGGGTTATCAAGCAAGGTTTGCTCCAAACCCTGCAGAGAATGGAATACTTCCTGCTCCAATATCATTGAAGTTAACGCCATTTGGTGTATTTAATCGGGGTAGATTTAAATTTAAATCAAGATCTGGATCAAAGAAGAATTTATTATTTTGTTGTACTTGTTCTGGAATAGTGGGTGTTGGTGGTCTAGATGGTGTTGTAGGAATAATTGATCTACCAAGATAGTATCTAATATAACTCATTGACACAGTTATTTTTAATAATGAAGAAGCATCATAAGAAAGTGGCATCGCACTAACAGAAAGTGGGAAGGCTCTTACAAAATTATAGGTTAAAGAATTTTGATAGTTTCTTTCAAACTTTGTGACTTTCAGTCCTTGATCCATAATATATTCATTTGGATATCTTGCTCTATAATGATATGCTCTTGATGCAATATTTGGTTGTTGCTCAGTTAATGCAGTTCCTCCTTGAATACCACCTTGATCTTCATTCATAATGAATGATATCCATCTCTCAAAGAAACGAATTGACGTATACCTCTCTGCATCAACATAGAATGTAAGATCAATTCTGTCGTCAAACTGTCTTCTATATGCATGTTTTTCAGTTACACCTGTGCGATCATTATTATTTTCAAAAGTCGTTAATTGAGATCCGGGAAGACTTGCTTCACTACATGATAAATTAAACGATCTTTGATTAACACCAAGAAGTGATCTCAATGCAGAAGGAAAAGGAACCTCAACATCAAAGTGTGATGATAAAGCAGGATTTAATAATGATGATTTAATCTCGGCAATTGTTTTAGATTTACCAAGTCTATCGGTGAGTGCCATCTATAAATAGTTTTTACCTTATATATTATGTATGGCAGAAAGTATCAAGAGTAAATACAGACCGTCATATCCCAGCAAATATAAAGGCGATCATACTAATATTATATGTCGCTCTTCATGGGAGCGTAAAATGTGCCGTTGGTGTGATCTAAATGAGAACATTCTTCAGTGGGGAAGTGAAGAGTTTCATATCCCATATGTTTCTCCTGTTGATAATAGAGTTCATAAGTATTTTCCTGACTTCATTATAAAGGTAAAAGAAAGTACTGGCGAAATTAAAACATATGTCATTGAGGTAAAACCAAAAAAGCAAACAAAACCTCCAGCAAAAAGAAAGAAGGTGACTAAATCATACATCTATGAATGTACTACCTGGGAGGTCAATAAGGCAAAGTGGAGAGCTGCTCATGAGTTTTGTGCTGACAGAAGAATTGAATTTAAGATTATCACCGAGGACGAATTAGGTATCAAATGAACCGTATCGAATCTGTCATTAGCGAAATTAAATCTGAGAGTAGTGTTGATGATCGGATGACATTAATTGTCTATGCACTAAATGATACGGTAACTCCCATACCTGAAGTAGGTAACATATGTACCTTCTATTATTATGCAAAAACTCCTAATCTTGAATACGATCAACATCCATTGGTTGCTGTAACCGAATTATTCAACTGGGGATTTCGTGGTATAAATTTTCACCATAGAGAGTACAGACAGTATACCTGGGAAGAGTTAGGAAGTCAAGTATACATAGTACAACAAGATGAACTTGATGACTTAATGTCATTACAATATGGAAAATTCGTACTAAATAAGTAAAAAGCATTTTTTTAATGGCACCCGCATTTAGAGAAGGATCGAAACAAGACGTAAAAGATGGTAAGGCAGAATACTGGGTGCCCAAAAATACAGAAACTAATGCTGTTATTGCTACAAAAAATCAGACGACAAAAAATATTGGTGGGACGGTTAAACCTGGTGCAATGGGATCTCAATATGTCTCAGGTGGTAATGATATAACTCACCAAGCAGTTACATACTTAACTAAAGATTCTAGTGGTGCTATAACTGGAGCAACGAGAGTACTTTATATTGAAAATGATAAAAGTCAATGGAGACCTGCAGCGATATCAAAAGATGGTGGAAAAACATATCAATTTAGTGATCCCGATTACCCACTAATGGCTACTGGTGGACCTAAAGGTGGTCCTGTTGCTGGAGCAGCTCTTCAGAATGACTTAAATAGCACTGATAGTGATATACATAAAAATCTTGATACACAAGTTAATAAATCATTTGTAAGAGTTGGTGCAGATAAACTTAAAGGTAGAGGTCTTGCAATAGATTCAATTAAAAATAATGCTGATGTGCAAGAAATAGAAGAGGCAAGTGATGATGCTAATACCCCATTAAATGATGATCAACAAATAGATGCTGCAAGTAGTCCATCTGCAATTAAAGACCTAAAGATTGGTGAAAGGGGAGGAACTAGATCTGCATCAGGTTCATTCCGTAATCATGTATATCCATTAGACCTTGGTGTTACAGGACAAGATGTTCTTAAATTTACAATGCTAAAATATGTTCCATCTGATATTAATATGAGTGGTGGTTCCCTTGGTGTTGATACTAGTGCAAGAAATTCTGGTGATAGAGAAATATTAGGGACTGTAATTCTACCAATACCTGGTGGGATATCTGACAACAATCAAGTCAGTTGGGGATCTCAAAATATGAATCCTGCCGAAGTTGCAGCTGCTAACTTTGCACTCAATACTATCATGAAAGGTCCAGATGGAGCAGCATTAGCAACTGAGAATCTTGTTAAGTCAGTTACAGGTAGTAGTGATGTAAAAAATGCAGCTGGTGTAGTAATTGCTGGGGCAGCTGCTGGAGTTGGACAGCAATTAATAACAAGAACAACTGGAGCAGTTATTAATCCAAGTATGGAGTTGTTGTTCAGTGGTCCATCACTTAGGCAGTTCTCTTTTAAATTTACATTCACTGCAAGAGAATCGGCAGAGAGTAAAGAAATCGTAAAAATTCTTAGGTTTTTTAAACAAGGATCTGCTGTCCAAAGAACAGCATCAAATTTATTTTTAAAATCTCCTCATACATTTAAAATACAATACTTGTATCGTGGACCAGAAGGCGGTGAGAATCCCTTTATGGGTAAGATAAAAGAATGTGCTTGCACTGGAGTTAATGTTAATTATACTCCACAGAATAACTATTCCACATTCTCAGATGGTGCAATGACATCATATGAGATGTCATTAAACTTTAATGAACTTGAACCTGTATTTAATGACGAATATGCTAACGATGGCGACACTTCAATAGGTTTCTAAAATGTCAAATTACTTCAGACAACTCCCAGATATTAATTACGTTAGCAGACTTCCTGATGCGAAGATCTCCGATTATATTAAAGTTAAAAATTTATTTAAAAAAGGAGCACTCCGGGAAGACATCTTCCAAAATGTTTCTTTCTTCACAAAGTACAAAATTATGGGAGACAAAAGACCCGATAATGTTGCATTTGATTTTTATGAAGACTCAAGATTAGATTGGTTAGTTCTTACTTGCAATAACATCATAAACGTATTTACAGAGTGGCCATTGCAACAATCAGATTTTGATAGAGCGATGTTGGAAAAATATGACACTTATGATAATCTCTTCAATGGAGTTCATCATTATGAGACAACTGAAGTAAAAGATAGCAATGGTATTGTATTTGTAAAGGCTGGTCTTAAAACAGATGCAACCTTCCCATTTAAATATGCAGACACAAGGAGTGAAACATTAGTGGATTTGGATAACATATCAATTTCAGTTACCAACTATGAATATGAAGTTGAAATAGAAGACGCAAAGAGAAATATATTTTTACTTAAACCACAATACCTTAGTGTTGTTCGTGATGATCTTGAAGAGATGATGACATACAAAAAAGGTTCCACTCAATATGAGAGTGAAACCCTTAAGACTGCTGATAATATCAGAATTTATAACTGATCATTCTTCAGCAAGTTTTTGGAAGTATGACAGAGCATCATCTTCATCAGAGTCGGCAGACTTTGTGGGAGTGATGTCTGGTGCATTGAAATCAGCAGCAGGTGGTTTGCTTGACTCAAAGTTTGGAGTGAAAGATCCGCGACCATCACTCTCATCTTCCAGTTCTTCATCAAAACGAGGACGGGAAGACTTCTGCCCCAGGACCATCTTCAAGCGTGTTTGTAGTTGCTCGTAGGATTTGAATTGGTCTGTTGCGGTCAAGGCAGTCAACGAGTATTCTTTTTTCCAGAGGGCTTCAAGAGCATCGTCATCATCCAAGAGTGGTGCAGTGCGGTCAAATTCTGACGAGTCATAATTCCAATATCCTTGAACCTTTTTAATCTTCAGTTTGAAGTTAGCACCTTGCCAGAAGTCAAAGGGATTGATTGCTTCCTCATCTTCAAACTCAGGTTGCATTGCTTCCATAATCTTGTCAAAGATCTTCTTGCCAAACTTATACAGGAAGACTTTACCTTCGTTCTGAGGATTTGCTTTGTCCTGCACAACATAGATGTTGGCATAGTAGGACAGTTTGCGCTTCTGCTTACGAACAGTGTCCTTATCAGTGTCACTACCACTGTTCCAGAGTTCACGATTATACTCACCAAGGGGATCCTTTTGACCGATAGTGGTCAGTGAGTTCTCAATGTACCAACCACCAGGACCTTGGAAGGCATGGGAGTACATCTTTGCCCAAGGAAGTTCTTCCTCGTTAGGGGCAGGGAGGAAACGGATGACTGCATAACCGTTGCCGGTCTTGTCCATTTCGGGTTTCCAGAGACGGTCATCTCCACCGCCACCAGTATTGTTCATCTTCTCAACTTCCTTGACCAGTTTAGAGGTCAGAGATCCAAGAGAAGATTGCTTTTTAAGATTTGCGAAAGACATAGGATTCGTTTTGTTTGTACGTATTTGGCTTGTGTGTACCCGTTCATTCTACAGGTCGGTTTCGTTTTTGTCAATCTGTTTCCTCATCACATTAAGCATTTTTTCCATATTAGAAAAAACAACATTCATATCAACATCAGATGAGAGTCCCATCATTTGTGCAGAGTCAACAATATTTTGTTTCATCAGTTTTGCTTCTGGATCATCAGATAAACTCAAACGAGTATAGAGAATTTTTTGTTTCTCTATTAATTTCTCTAGAAGTCCAACATGAAAAAGTTGTTCTTCTCTATTCATTTTTGAAAATTCAAAGACGTTACGGTAAACATCTTCTTGCAATTCACTAATTTCAGTCATCTCAGCACGGACGACTTCCGAATCAAAGAAACTCATTACTGTAACACGACCTCCTTCAAAATTTTTTTATATCGGAATACATCGATATTTAGGAATGG